AATTGGGACGTTATGTTCTACAGCAAGTCCTCTAAGTTCTTCTGCAATTGCTTTCACAAAAGTATATGAGTTAACAATAGAACTTTTGAATCTACTGGAAGAACAAATATTGAGATAATCAATGAAGATAATATCAGGAGCAAAACCTTTCTTAAGAGCAAGTTCACTTAGTAAACTTGCAAAATGTCCTGAGTGTGCTGAAGCAGTAGGATACTCCTTGATAATAAGAGTTCCTTGTGTTTTCTTCATAATCTTTTCAACCTTACCATCATACATTGGTCTAGGAAGATCAACCAAAGATCTGATATCTTGATTGAAAAGATTTGCATCAATACGTTCTGCAATTCTTTCTTCTGCCATCTCAAGTGTAATGTATAAAACATTTCTACCTTCCAACAAACAAGAAGCTGCCTGATGACACATAAACAAGGATTTACCAACACCAGTTCCTGCAAGAGCAATGTTTAGAGTCTTACGTGGAAGTCCACCTTTAGTAACCTTATTGAATAACTCAAGATCAAATGGTATTTTATCTTCCTTACGATGATAGAACTCGTATCGAGCAGCTGCATCAAGGAAGTAATCATGTCCAACATGATCATCAAATGAAACACTTAGTGCCTCGGATAGAATAGATGGAATTGCATCACGACTTCTAGTCTTATCATTACCATCAGCAATCTTCACAGATTCCATAAGGGCAAGATAAACTGCCCTCTCTTTACACCACTTCTCTGTAGTATCAATTAACCACTGTTGTTCTATCTTTTCTTCACGAAAGTCTTTGAGTGTAGCAATACAGTCGTTAAATATTTCTTCTGATATATCTTTACGATTCTCAATTTCAATACTTACAATTGATTGCGTAGGAGGAGTACCATACTTTACAATATAATTATTAATCTCACTGAAAATAATTTTTTCTGAATAGACATCAAAATAACTATCTTTGATAAAAGGAATAACCTTTCTCATGTAATCTTCAGTGTGGATTAGATTTGAAAGTATCTTGTGCTCGATCCTATCACTCATTCACTTCACCATCAAAGGAACCATAACTATACTCTTTCTTAGCGCATTCGTCAAGCGCTTGCATGATCTCTGGTGTAAAATATTTTTCTGGATCTGACAAAATGGTCTTTGCATATGTCTTAGTACCGCTGATTTCGTATCGTCCACCAGACTTAGTGAAGACATCATACTTTTCACCAAGTTCTAGAAGTCCATAGTACTTGTCTAGACCACGCTGATCATAGAACAAACGGGTTTCTACAAGAGAATTTTCTTTAGTAAACCTAGACTTGAAAGTTTTACACTTCACAATATTACCCACAACCTCTGTACCGTCCTTCTCCTTTGACTTGGATAGAAAGATGATTGTAGAAGCAGCGTACTTGAGTCCAGAACCCCCTCCCATCTCTTTCATAGGGACATAGGACCCCACGACATCATATGTGTGGTTAGTGACGATTAGAGGGATGCCTGCAGTACCTAGCTTGAGTGACAGGATTCTGAAAATAGATTTTATGACTTGTGCCCTTGTCATGTCCCTGGTCTCCTTACCGTCTGTAGCGTCCTGCACTTCCTTGGTTGTTGAGAGCATACCAAGAGAATCAAGAACAAACAACAGGGGAGGTCTATCAGTCTTTTTGACCTTCATATATTCATCGACAACTTTAATTGATTGAGTACGAAACTCTTGTACAGTTGTCACAGGAACTAAACCGATACGAGCAGTATCAATGTTCCTTTCCTTCATCATACTTTTAGTAATAGCAGACTCAGATTCAAAATAGATTACTTCACCAGTGGGATTTTGTTCCAGGAAGTTTCTAACAATAGACAAGGCAAAAAATGTTTTACCTGTACTAGATTCTCCTGCTAGTGCAGTAATTTTATTTGATGGCAGTCCTCCATGGATACTACCACTCAATAGTGCATTGAAAATATATGAACCGGTATCAATAAATGAATCACAGTCACCAGACGCAACTCCGTCTTCAATGACTGATGCATATTCATTATCCAGTTCTGAAATTACAGATTTAAGAAAACTCATAAAATACTCCTTTTAAAATTATTCTACCATCAAACGAAGAAAGATTCAAGACTCCCACGTCTCTCAACTTGCCACCCGATGGTTTCTACTACGTTCTTCAATGGTTCGACAAAACTCTTTTCAAATTGTCGATCATAATCAATATACTTATCTAGGTTCAACTCTTTAGGTAGAGTTTGCAAATAAGCAATGATATTCTCACCAATTGGATTTGGAGTCTTCAAGTATACAAACTTGATTTTCTCACCTTCCTGAATCAATGGATACTTATTATGCAGTTTCATTTTAGAAATAAAATGATTGTACAGAATAGCACCACGAACTTGAATTGGTGTACCTTTCCTGTATAAGTCCGAAGAACTTTTGTACTTATCAAGTCCATTACATCCTCTTGGGAATGAAATGTTTTCAACACCTTGTTCTCTAGATTCTTTACGAACAGCATCAATAAATGAAATGAGATCATCATTGGTGTTGTTAATAATGATCGTGAATGCTTTCTTCAATTTATCTCTGAAGAATGCAGGAGTTGAAGATCTTGCAGTCTCCAATCCCATGATCTTAAGTTTTGGTTTTTCATATCTAACACCTTCACTATCCCACACATTAAGAATATATCTCTTCTTAGCAGTCCAGATTCCACGGTCAGCAATGTTCTCCCGTTTCATCTGCATCTTTTGATCGTATGCGTTTACCTTGTCGGCCAACGTTTCATAAGAACTTTCAATATACTTCTCAAGTTCCATTTTACAGATCTTGTCAAGGAACGTAACAATCTTATCATTAGAAGCCTTTCTCCCTTTGTATATGTGATCAACAACAGGACCCATATTAAGATAGATACTATCGGTATCAGAAGCAATAACATAGTCTTCCCCATCTGTTTTTAGTAATTTATTTAGATAACTATTCATCTTCATTTCAATCCAACGGATAGAAACTTGACCAGATAAAGTAATTGCTTCTGCATTTGCAATTCGGAAATACCTGAAGTATTCATTACCAATAGCACCATAAGCAGAGTTCAAAGAGATCTTCTTTGCCATCTGGATGTTATTACAACGAGAAATTTCCTTAGACAGATCTGTAGAAGGTGTATTCTCATATGCTTGTTTTGCAATAAGCATTTTCTTCTTGAAGATGACACGATCATCATACATTTTCTGCATCAACTTAGGAAGAAATCCTTGGAAGTCTTTCCTATACTGAGCACCATTTGCACATAGAGCATACTTCTCATCATAGAGAATAGGTTCATTCAAGATTTTATCCACATTGACTGTAGGATGTTTATCTTCAACTAATGTCTCAGGTGAAATGTTGTACTGCATAATCAAGTGAGGATATAGAGAGTTCAAGTCAAAACTTACAACCCAATCATAACGTCCTACTTTTGGTTCTTTGACATATGCACCAGCATATGCAGAATCCTTCCTATGTGTAATCTTTGGTGGGACAACAATATTATCCTTCTTTAGATAATTGAAGATAATATTATCCCAAGTTTTTACCTGTGAATATACATCTTCATAGTTTTCTTTTGCGTCATACGCCATCGTTAGACACAACTCAATCAATTTCATCTTGTCTTCCAAACGGTCAACAAGTTCTACGTCAATGATGTTGTAATCAATAAACTTTTGCCAGTTGTTTGTATAGAAAGCTTTGAAGTTCTCGAACTCAGAGTGATCCAACTTACGTTGTCCCAGTTCAACAAAAGCAATATGATCTAGACGATATGATTCCTGATTAGAATATGTAAACTTCTTATATAGATCAAGATAATCTAAACAGGAAACTCCACCAAGATCATAAGCAATATTTTTTCTTCCATGGATCTCAAACTCTCTATAGTTAATTAAGTTCCAGGGAGAAAGAGAACGCATATGTTTCTCAGTAAATACTCTTTCCAATCGACGACAGATATATGGAATATCATACAAATATACATTCCACCCAGTGATAACATCTGGTGTATTTTGGACCCAATGATTCAAAAATTTATCTAGAAGGTCTCTCTCACCATGGCAATATATGAACTCAACATCATCACGACTGTTCTCATATTCTCTAGTACCCCATACAATTAGTTTCTTTGTATTCATATCTTTGATAGTAATACAAAGAATAGATTCTGAAGCACTTTCTACGTCAGGGAATCCATTTTCACACTCAACCTCAATGTCAAGACTGATGATATTCATCACCGACATATCAAATTTAATTTCGTCTTGAGGATATTCGTCAGCAATATACTGATACAAAAATCTCTCATATCCATATACATCAAAGTTATCAACTTCAGAATACTTTTTCATGAAGTCCCTGGCTTCTCTAGGAGAAAGGAACTTGATTGGTTTCACATACTTTTCATCTAGGGTTTTAAACTTTGTTTCCTTTTGCGAAGAAACAAAAAGCACGGGATTAATTTTATCACGATACATGACACGTTCACCATGTCGGTATCCACGATAAAGAATTTGATTCCCTACTAGTTGAATGTTTGTATAAAAATTCATGAATTAATTGATTGCTTATAAAGAGATTCTACTTC